AAGACCGGAGGACCACACAGAAAGTTACATAGAGAACGATACTGGTGGATCTCAGACGAGGGTAACGTAAAGGTAACTAATAACTATAACGAAGATATTAGATGGGTTAGCGTTAGCCTAACAGGCGGTCACGAGGGTAGTAGATATGCTGCCTTAAGTAAAAACGACTTACCAAGCAAATACGTACATAGATTAGTAGCAATGTATTTTTGTGACAATCCTTTTAACACTATTGATAGAACTATTAACGTAGATCATGTAGACGGTAATAAGATGAATAATCACTACACGAACCTACAGTGGGTTACATCGAAAGAGAATAATGCTAGATGGAGAGCTCGTAGAGCTGCTGGTGAATATACACCTACGAGTCAAGAGATAGTAAGAGTATGGACAAGAGCAGAGACTGATACGATTATTATTAGTCTATATCAATCTGGTCTTAGTACTACAAAGATACAAAACAGACTTGGCCTTACACAGAGTAGAGTCTGGAGACCAGTTAGAGATTATCGTAGAGCTAATGGTCTTGTAGGTAAACGTAATAAACGTGAAACAGTGGACAAAAAGTCCGTATAATAATAAAATATAATAATATGTACATTAAATACCTAAAGTACGCAGTGGTAGACTCACTCGTACAACTAGGCTTATCACCTAGTCAACTACTCCTTGCTAATATCATAATATCTTTTAGTCATGACCGTAAGCCTTTAATAGGTGGTTACAGTACTCTTGGTAAATTAATCAATGTATCTGGTAAAACCATACAAAGAGATATAAAGAAGTTACAAGAGCTTAAGTTAATTACTGTTAAGTCAGGTAGACATCAACGTAATGCAAATCAATACAAACCTAGTAAAAAGCTTAAAGGTTTATATGGACAAAAAGTCCGTATCAATATGGACAAAAAGTCCGCCAATACCCCTAAAGGGTATTATAGTAATGAAGACTATTTAAAAAGTCTTCATCACAAGGAAAGAGACATGGCTGCCTTTCAATTACAAATGGGTAAGACTATACCTCAAGTAAAAGAAATGCTAAGTAAGTTAAGAGGATAAATACTATATGGAAATAGAAATTAAAGTACCTGAATGGGTAAACACCGATGATGAAGGCATTTGTATGTTATTTGCCTTCTTACGCAGAATAACAATAGAATATCATTTATCAGGTAAACCATTAGATGTATATGGTACTGACATTAGACGTATATGTAATATGGAAATTAATAACTTACATGACTATCTAATGGAATTTGTTGATATAAAGAGTTGTAAGATAGCTAAACTATCAAGAGAACACTTTGTATTCTATATGAAAAATATTAAAACAGGTGTGAAGATAGTTACGTTAAAAGAACATTCATCACATGTAAGATGGGCATACCTAATGGGATGTAGTAACTATAACTTATTAGAAGAAGATAATATTAGCTTAAGTAGAGAACGTAGACCACATTACACACCTATGTATAAAATGGATAGAGAACTCTTTACGTTTACTAGTAGAGGCAAAGAATGATAGCTATGAAAAGAAAAGCCTGGAAGATAATAGGAGTTTACTTTAAAGCAGATGAAGAGACTCGTCAAGGCTTTCGTGATATTATG